TTCCTTCTGTTAAATAAATCATACTTTATACCTCCAATTTGGTTTAATAGTCACCTTACGGATATTTCCTGTAAATATCACACCGTTATGACCAACAGGGATTTCAAAGAACCCACCACGCTTTCTGAGAGTGTTTTGAACTGTCCCAGTAGCGTTGTAGATGTTCTGTCTGCCATGCCTGCAATCGATTGTGGCTTTATTATTTACAGTTAAATGCATAGTCTTCTGGCCAATTGTAAGTGATACATCACCACTACCTTCAATATCAATGATTGGCTCTGAATAGACTGTACCGATATTGTTAATCGTTCCAACTCTTGTTAATACGATTGGTGCAACATTCTTCAAATATCTGAATGGGTGCATCAGTAATTTAACATCTAATGTGTAAGCGTGTGGTCCATTCCTATGGTAGCTTGCTGAAACATATTCAGCGTAAAATATAGAGTCTGGTTGATATCCAAACTCGATTTCATTCTTTCCATCGTGAAATTTTTCAATAATGGTTGAAACGTCAATAAGTTTTGGTAGATAGAAAGAAACCGTGCGTTCATAACTTTTATAAGAACCATCTAACACACGATAACTTCCATTCATTCCATAAATGTCTACAACTTCAGATGTTTTTGGTTCTGCACACTCACTTACCCCAAAATCAGTAACCACACTGTGAGGGATAGTAGATGTATTGAAACCATTAATTATAAGGTAAAACATTAAATTCCCTCCCTTGCATAAATTGATCCATGATTTTTATAAGTAGATAGTGAGATTTTATCGCCATCTAAGTAGGTGTCTGAAGGCTTTTCAAGTATAGCAGTAAGGATTTTTTCTAAACTTGACCTTAGAATCGCTATCTCAGACACTACTTCTGCCATATCTTGACCATTGTTTACGTTCTTATCACGTACTACGATATTTTGTTGAGCTTGTTCCATTTCACGTAGAAATTTTGCATCACTTGGAATACCAATACCATTCGCATACTTAGGAATTCCCATGCTACTCATTAAGCGTTTTGTCTTATCTGCTCGTAAGACTTTTGAACCTCTAGGAAGTGGTAGTAATACATCTCTACCCTCTGGAACAAAGCTTCGTCCATTTGGTAGTGTAACCATTTCCTTATAGGTGCTGTTTCTTTGGTCATTGACCACTGCAAGTCCACCTGGGTGGTAATTCGTACCATGAGCGTGCTTACTTGCAAAAACGTTGGTGAAGAAATTACCCGTTACGCTGTCAATCCAGCTCCTGATTCCTGAAAGAACTCCAGAAGCATTATCTTGTGCGTTGATAGTAACTGTCTTGTCTTGAATACTGTTTACACCAGATTGAACTTGACTTACTGTTCCTTGTGTGCTATTTTGAGCAAAAATATTGACTGGTGTATATTGTTTAATTGAATTGATTGCTCCACTTGTTTCTGAACGTACACCTGAAGTTTGGTCAGCTGCAAACAAGTTGATAGGAGCTTCTTGTTTCGGAGAATTCACACTTACGATTGCACTTCCAACTGCAACCCCCGTATTATCTACTGCATCCAATGACTTAGTTTCAGCTGTAGCAAGATTCCAAGCTGCCATTTTATCGATTGATAATTGAGTAAAATACAAAGCATCATTTGGATTTACTAACAAATCTTTTGTAAATGGAGTTATTGCGTTCCAATTCTTCAAAGATTCTGTAGATCGAGATACCGCATTCCTGAAGCTTTTATCTGTGGCAAGCAACTCTTTTTGTTTTGGAGTTAATGCTTCATAGTTTGTGAGAGCTTTTGTTGCTTCGTCTGCCTTGCTCATAATGTCAGTATTCTTTAAAAGAAGTTCCTTGACCTCTGCTGGCATATCGTTCCAAATCTTGAGGTTTTTCTCACTATCAAATATTGCTTGTAAACCTGCTTGATTCTTAACGATGACTTGTTTTTCTTCCAGGCTCATGTCTTTCCATTTGCCTGACTCTACAAGTGCTTCAGCGATAGTTACACGAGCGTTTGAATTGATATCAGCAGTTTTAGCAATGAACTGTAATTGTTCCCAGCCTTCTGCAGATTTAGAAGCTTCACCGATGACTTCCTTAACATTTGACTTGACTTGAAAATTACCATTCTTGTCAATATTACCAACTAACAACGACCAAGCATCATTAGCTTCTTTGACTTCCTTGCTCATTTCACTTGTATAGTTTGCAAGGATGCTATGAGAATTACCTACTTTTTGAGATGCTTCTGATGCCTTACGTCCGATTTCTTCATAAGATAAACCGTACTCTTCTAAGGCTTTCTTAGCTTCTTCCCAATAGTTCCAACTTTGACCAGTTCTGGACTTAACTTTTTCATCCAGGTTCTTCATAACTTGATAATACTTGCTTCCTAAAGCTTCCATAGTTTGAGTATGGTTTGCTTCAAGTTCTTGCATTTTCTTGTTATAAGTTTCTTGGTCAATAGCTTTTCCGTCTAATAACTCTTTTAACTCATCTTTGGATGTTTCGTAGAGTTTTTTCTCTTCATCCAAGGCTTGTTTTAAAACATCTTTAGTATGTTTTAATTGAGTTTCGTTTAGACTTCCAATTTCTCCATTCAATGCTTGTAGTGCTGCTTTTTGTTGATCAGCAGATAAGCTCATCATTGAAAGTTTAGCCTTAATCATCTCGTTTTGGTTATTTAAGATGATTTCTTTTTCTTCTTGAGAAAACTTGCTGGCATCACCATTATGTCGTTGGTAAATTTCATTGATTTGGTTCATCATCGTTTCTGTATTTGAAACAATTTGACCATTTCTTTCTTTAGCTTGGGCTATCTGTTCTGCACTCAGACCCCATTTAGAGCCCAATTCTTCCATTCTTTGGTTGCTTTGGTCTGCTGCTGCTTGAATGTCTTCATAGAGCTTTTTAAAAGCTCCTGAAACTTTCTCTACATCTCCAGCGTGAGTTCCAAAGTTTGCGACTGCTGTACTTGTTTCATCAACTGTCTTCTGGAAGTTTCTCAACTCGCCTCTTGCAGTGTCATTTAACTGCGAGCCGAACTCTTCAGTCTTGATTCTTGCTTTATCTTTCTCATTCCCAAGGTAGGCAAGGCCTGCAGTTGCTAAGGCAATAGTACCGATTGTCAACCCTAAAGGATTTGTAAGCAAACTCATAGATGTTCCTAGCAATCCTACAGATGATGAAGCGGATGCCGTAGCAGTTCCAAGCGATGCTGCGCCTGAACTTGCAAGTTGGAATGCAGATGTTAGATTTCCAGTTGTTTTAAAAGTTTGGAAAGTCTTAGCCATTAAGGATAAACCACCAACCGCTTTACCTGTTCCTTTTGTCAACCAACCTAAAGCTTGAGTTAAGTTTCCAATAATACCAATACCTTTACCAAATATTGATAGCGCTGGTCCAGCTCCTGCTGCTAAAGCACCCCATTTTAGGATGTTTCTTTGTTGTTCCTCAGACATCGAGCTAAACTGTTTTGCCATTTTAGCCAATGTCTCAATCCAAGGTTTGCCTGCTTTCAAACCGTCTCGTAGCGCCTTTAATAGAGGCCCACCAAACTCAATAGCCAGGTCGGTAATTTGGTTTTTAAACATCTTTAATTGAGACTCAGTAGTCTCATAACGTTTATTCGCTTCATTGGTTAAGGCAGTATTTTCTTTCCACGCTTGGTTAGAACGTGCGACTGCTGCACCCATCTTGTCTGATGACAAAGCTAAGGATTTAAGCATATTTCCTTGCCTAATACCTGTCATGCCTAACTTCATCAAGATAGCATCCATATTTGCGCCTTTTTCGTGCGCTGTGTTAAGGCCTTTGATAAATGATTGTAAAGCTTCAGCAGGCTTTTCTTTCCAGGCTTGTTGGAACTCTTCTGATGTTGTTCCTGCTACTTTAGCAATCAATGCAAGGTCATCTGCTGAATCCTTTGTAGTCAATGAAACTGCATTACCAATAGCTGTAAGAGTTTGAGTCATGGCAGTACCACCTGCTTCTGCTTCAATACCCACACTACTCATAGCAGTTGCAAGACCTAAGATTTCTGGAGCAGTTAGTCCAGCTAGTTTCCCACCTGCTGCTAAACGATTAGACATCTCTACAATGTCTTTTTCAGTTGTAGCAAAGTTATTACCAAGGTCAACCACGGATGCACCGAATCGAGAATAATCGTCCGATGTTAAACCTAGAATGTTTGCAATCTTGGCAATGGCTGTCGCAGCATCTTCAGCACTCAAGTTGGTTGATTCTCCCATGTCAATCATGGTACGTGAGAATTTAAGGATATCGTCCGCCTTAATACCAAGCTGACCTGCTACTTCTGCTACGTTTGCGATTTGAACTGCGCTTGCTGGCAATTCTTTAGCCATTTGACGAATACCGTCTGACAAGTTTTTATAAGATACTGTGGCAGTTTCATCTACTGTCTTTTTAACTCCAGCAAATGCAGATTCATAGTCGATTGCTGCTTTAGTAATCAAACCTACACTTGCAACTAACGGAGCAGTTAATCCAGTAGTTAACTTTCCGCCAAGCGTTGAAACATTATCTCCAAACGCTTTAATCTTATCTCCACCCTTAATCAAGCCATCTCCTAGCTTGTTTATACGAGTGGCGAAACTATTTTCTTTACCTACCGCAATCAATGCTTGTTCAACACGTCTAAGTTGTCCTTCCATTGCTGCTAACTTAGCATTTTCACGCTCAATATCTGCAGCTGCTTTATCGAACTTAGCAGTGCCTGGTTCGAGTTTATCAAAACTCTTTTTCATTTCATCCAAGACCTTTTTTTGTGATCCAATCGCTTGTCCTAAAGTCTTGTATTTTGCTTGTAGTAAGTCTGTATTTTTTCCATTATCTTTCAGAGAACTATCTAGCGCCTTAACATTGCTTTGGAAATACTTCACTGCATTCTTAGCACCGTTAAGTGTAGGATTAAATTTTGATACGTCCAGCCCTAGCTCAATATACATTTGTCCTAGTGGCGTTCCACCTGCCATTCTAATCCTCCTTTTTTAAATTGTTTCCAGAAAGTCAGCTAGGTCCATTACTTCTTCTTTCTTAGCTGATTCTGTTTCGCCAATAACTCCCATTAAATCCTCCCAACTCGTATCCATGACATCACGAATACTCATACCGTATGGACCTTCAGTAGCTTGTTTGACGAATCCGTAGAACCTTTTTAGCGCTTCCTTTGGTTCTATTTTCTCCCCTTTGGGTCAACATCACCAATGAGATGAGAGTAAATGTCTGTGAAAACTGCAAAGATGTCAGCCATATCAGTGAATTCTAGCAACTCATCCACTTCCACATCTTCAAACAATGAAGCAATGAACTCTAACTGTTTATCTAGTTTTTCTACTTCAGACAAATCATCGTTTAAAGCTTCATTCATGATCAGGTAGTTACGATAATCTTTAGTAGTGATTTCCTTACTAGTCTTTTGAACATCTTGTCCTTTTTCATTTTTAATTAAAAATTTAACCGTAGCCATATTCTTTCCTTTCTAGAAATAAGATAAAAAGAGAGCTTGCGCTCTCTTTCTACCCTGCAGCAACCATTTTAAGTTGTCCTTTGAATTTCTTGAGTTTTTCTTCATCCTTACCGATGTACTTGATGTAGTAAAGACCATTAGTGTCTGTGTCGTCACTTGCAATAGCTGAGAAGCTCAAGCTATCATCTGGAAGTTCTTCTTGTTTGTCTTTGAGGGTTTCAAATTCCTCAGCATCCATTGAGAATTGACCTTTGAAGAAACCAACTTGTGCTTGTGTACCATCTGCTGCTTTAGATTCAAGCATAACTGAGCAGTATGGAGCTACTGTGTCAGCACCAATGCCGATGATATCATCCTTGATTGCGTGACCTAGGATTTTAGCAAGTACAGTTGCAGGGATGTCAACTGCAGTCATTTCCATCTTAACGTCACCAACACCACGGTTTGATACGTGGTAAGCAACGTCACTACCATAGGTTTTTACTGGATCACTTGCAAGACCTGAAATCTTGGCAGTACGAGTCGCACCTTTACCAGTTTGACCTTCGATTACAAAAAGGTTTTGTCCAAGTGTTGGAGTAGCATTTCCATCCAACACACGAACTATCATACGTTTAAAACCAACTAATGCCATTTATAGCACCTCTTTCTTTAATTTAGTATTCTTCATATAGAGCACTCTGACCCTTGTAAGTCCGAGCGTCTACGTAGCGTTTGATTTCTGGAATCCATTCATCTAAACCACCTGTGGTTTGATAAAATCCTTGTTCTTCCATAATCTTTTCAATTTTTCTTTGGAGTTCTTTACACTCCGTATAGTCAACAGACTCTACATTGACCTGATAGAGAAATGTCTTAGCCAGACTCGTATTACTGCCATGAACTGCCTGCATCGGCGGACCAACTGGTCTGATAACGATACTTGGCTCATTATTTGGTAACGAGTCAGGACGTTTAAAAGATTTAATACTGATTCCAGCTAAAGACGCATCTTTTTTCAAAGCTTCATAGAGTTCATTAAACTTATCTTTGATCATCTAAAAACCTCCTATCTTCAAATGACTAGCCATTCTGTATTTGTAGGTTTTAGCATGAGCCTCTGAAAAGCGTCTAATTACACCAAAACCTCTTGGATGTGGATTCTTGCTATATCCAAACTCATTCAAGTGAACCAAGCGCCATCGAGAACCCTCACCGAAACCGATTTTCACAACAGGAACGCCAGCTGCAAGACCCGTCACACGCCCAACAGTAGCACTTTCAATAGTGTCTCCTTTATCTTTATAGACTTGCAAAGCACCTTTAAACTCTTCTAGAGTCTCATTTGCGACTGCCTTCAAGGCTTGACTTGTAGCACGTTTGACCTTTGTGCCACCAAGACGGGCTTCAAGGTTTCTAAGAACATCGTCAAAGCCTCTTAATTCTGCTCCACTAGACATCTTGACCACCACCGATAATAACTATCAAAAAATCCCGATTGTCAAAATCAGGACGCACATCGATAATTTGCCATTTTTTACCACTGAGACGACTGTCTCCGACTTCGACAAAATGCTCATTCTTCGGCTGATAATCAGACAAAGGATCACGAATTTTCAGAGTCATCTTAGCTTTCATAGACTTACCAGTCGCAATCTCGATATCTTTAAAGCTAGGAGAGTAAACTTGCCCCATCGTAAAGAAAGCCTCCTCGTGACTCACATCACGACCATGAAGCCCCTCCTCGACTTTAGAAGTATAGAAAGTCAAGGGGGTTCTCAGGTCTCCGTTTTGAGCCTCTGGCTTTTTATATCGATAGCTGGGACGATTAGTCTGATAGGACATCAGACATTGTTACTTCTGATTGTTTGTCTTCCCATTCAACAAAGCCAGGAAGCGCCCCATTGATTTCATCAAAGCGCTCTTTTGTCGCTTCAAATTCTTGGCCAACAGAGCGAAATACCCCTTCTTTGAGGTCATAGAAACCTTTTAAAACCTTAATCATGTTTTTCCTCCAATTTGTAATTTTCAAGAGATAGCGCCATTAAATCCCCCCGGAAGTTATCGTAAAAGAACTCCACTTGGTCATTATAGACGTATCTAGCACGCTCCAAAATTAACTCTCGAACTCGTGGTTCAGTTGGATACTGACTACCAACAAGGCTAAGGATGTTAGCTTCAGAGCTTTCCAACATCCGTGAGAGGTTTTCGTCCTCTCCACTATGAAAAATCCTCATCCGCTCCTTAAAAGATTTAAGGAGTGGATGAAGTTCTACTTCTGAAGTCATGATCTAACCCCTAAATTAAGCTTGAGGGAGTTGTAAATTCCAAACTGCAGCTGTCTTTTCATCATGAGCCTTACCGTAAGCGAATTGCTTAGCAGTATAAAGGTTCAGGTCTTCCAAAGCATAGGTTTCTGTGTAACGGCCAAGTGAAATACCACCACCGACAAAAGCATCGTAGCGACCTTTGACAAATGTAGTGACTTTACCAGCTGTCTGAGCCACAGATTCAACCAAGATAAGGTTGAATGGCATAGCTGTGATATAAACAGCTTGAGCGTTCAATGAAGTGTATTGTTTCTTCACATCCCAAGCGTCGGCTGTATTAACAACCATTACAAGGTTACCTTCTACTGCAACTGGAGTTTTTCCATCTTCTTTAACAGAGTGATGTTTGTAAACCTTTGTTAATTCTTTGACTACGGTAGCTGAGTCAGCAAAAGTCAACTTAGTAGTTTGAGCTGTTTTTTCAGCATAAGTTGTCTGATCTCCAGAAACAGTTCCAGTAAGAGTACGAGAAAGACCGATAGGTTTATTGTCCCCATCACCGTTCAAGAAAGCAGCTTCAAGGGCAGCCGCAAAGGCTTCTGTAATTTGTGCAGAAACAAATTTTTGCAACCAAGCTGGACCAAATTTTTCAGCATCTTTTGGAATTACAACGAAAGCAGTCAATTTGTGTTGAATTGTTTCTTCATCGTTGAATTCTTGTTTGAGCTGCCCTTGGATTTCTGAATTGATTTTACCCCAAACAGCTTGACCAGTTTGCTCTGATTTAAGGAATTTCAAACGGATACCAGCATTTTTAAGGCCAATATGTTGAAGGAGCGGACGTGCCATAACCATATCTTCAAAGATACGGTCGATTGTTTCTTGTGGGAATAGTTTTTCAACTCCCTTAGGTGCAGCTTTCTCGATGTTATTGAAGAACTCACGAGCTTCTGCAGTCAGCTTAGCATCGTATGGATTCAAAGTTGAAACTTCTTCACGAGCAGCATCACGAGCTTGAGCCGTCATTTCATTTGTCATGGACTCGATCATGTCATTGTATAGCTTCGCTTGCTCTTCTTGAGGTGCACCATTTGCTACGGCATCCAAAAATGCCTGACGTTGTTTTTCAAATTGGTTAGATAATTGAATTGTCATTCTGTTTTTTTCCTTTCTTAAAACATAAAAAGACCGAACCCTTTAGGAACAGCCTTGTTTGTGCTATTTTCTGGACTTTCTGGAAAATTGAATCTCTTCTGTAGAAATTCGCTATTTTCGAAAGCCTCTTTTTCAATTTGTATATCTGGTAGTTTAGCTTCTAGCTTTTCAGCTACCAGTTCAGCAATTTTATCGATATCAGGAGTCATTGCTGACCTCATTTTCTCGATAAAATCACTTGGAATCATAGGAGTTTCACTCGCAACCAAAGTCGGAGCGACTTCATTTGTAAACATAATCTTGTCTACAAAACCGTGATTCAAAGCTGATTCAGCATCAAACCAGGTAGTCTTGTTCATCAATCCAAGCAGGTCATCAAGAGCCTTGCCAGTCTTATGAACATAGGCGCTAGCAATAGATTTGTTAAACCCTTCTAGTACCCCAGCCTCATGAAGCAAGACATTATGGTCTCCGTTTACTTGCGTTGAAACATTATGGATCATGATTTGGGCAGTCGGACTGATTTCAACCGTATCTCCTGCCATTGCAATCACGCTTGCTGCGCTTGCTGCAATACCGACAATCTTCACGGTCACGTCACCAGGATACGAGCGTAGAGCAGTATAGATTTCACTACCAGCATAAACATCTCCACCACCAGAATTGATATGAACCTCAATCGGTTCACCACTATCAGGAAGGACGACATCTTTCGGAGCGATTGCGTCCCACTCAAGCCAATCGTAAAGCCATCTGTCATTATTTGATACAATCGTACCCTTAATTTGAATTACTTTCATCTTCTTTCTCACCTCCTTTCTCTAACTGTTCACCAAGTTGGTAGTTTTTGGTGATGAGGAATTTATCGCCACCAGGGACAGATTCTAAGCCAAGTTCAGAGCGCACCTCGTTTCGAGTCATTGCTCCAGAAGAAATAAGCTTATCAATGCTTCCAGCGAGTGCAAACTTATCTCTCTGACCTTCGCCAATGATTACAAATAGATTATTGCGCTCGTATTGCCGTCTTGATACTAAAGCAAAATTAAGCCCATCACTCATTTTCTTAACAAGTGATTGGTAGCAATAACTATTAAACATTTTTTGGCTATTTTCCAGATTGGCCATGTCGCCATGAATTAAAGCTGTTGGAATCCCTAAGACGTCAGCGACCTCATCATCAAATTGCCGACGAAGTTTCTTCAACTCATCAACAGAAATATTTGAAGTCCCTGTTGTATTCGTATGCTCAGAATATTCCATTCCATCTTGAGCTGGAACAATGGCAATTGTTTTAGTGCTAAATGATTTAAAAAGACCATCAGCATAGGATTGGAGTTTGTCACGCATCTGCTTGTCAAAACTCCCATTGTTTTTGGTTTTCAGAGTTCCTCTGATTTGGTTATTCCTAGCCAAGGCCTCGACCAAACGAGTGTGCAACTTCTCGTAATCAGCAAATAAGTCAGAAATATAATCTTGCAGTCGATTATTGTTGTACTGTAAGAAAATCACTTCACTCATCCGAAAACGCTTCTCAAATGTGAAACCTCTACAAGTTACAAACTCAAACACATCATCATAAACAGCATATTTAGTCCGTGTGTAAGAGTCAGCAACAAGCAACTGGTCATCCGTTGTAAGAAAGATTAGGACCTCATTCTTAGTGATCAACCGATAGACGACCTTTTGCCAAAAATCTGACGCAGACTCATTTTTGTTTGGCCTTACATTCAGCAAATAGTCCCAATCAGAAGGCTTAGCCTTACCGTTTTCTTGATACTTAAATGCTGACTTAGCAAAAATCCGAGCGATGAACTCAGCTGACTTATCAATCGCTAAGCTTTTGAGTTGCAGATTTCCAAACATCCGCTCAAGATCCTCGAACTCAAACCCAACCTCTGGCACTTCACGCTTAAATAAATTCAGTAACCCCAATGCACTTCCTCCTTTCTTTTAATTTCTGCCGACCACCCACCCAAAATTTATTCTTAGATTAAAAATCCCAGCTATCGAGCATATCAAGGAATTCCCCAACATTCGATTCTTGCACCAGCTCCCTCTTGTAAAGAGCAGCTATCAAGGCATGGAAACCATCCGTCTTTCTTCTGACAGGTTCTTTTTTCAAGAAACGCTTATTCCCATCCTTGTCCTCTTTGACGTAGGTATTATCTGTATACCAAATCATAGAGTTATCGCCCTCAAAGATAAAACGCTCATTTGCAAATCCATCTTCAATAATTGGCGCAACCTTGGATTGGATAGCCCCTGGATTTCTCAAAAACTCATATTCAAACCCAGCCTCTTCCAAAAGCGGTTTTAACAAATCCATTCTAAAACCATCGGCACATACAAGCTCAATCTGATAAAGATTTCTCCATTCTTCCAGCTTGGCTATCAAAAGTCTAGGATCAATACTCGGACCATCAACGATTGTAAAAAGACCTTTTTCAGCCCATTCTTCAATAGGCGCTTTTAGCTTGAAAGCTTTCAAAAATGATTTTCTCGCAAATGAATGTTGCTTCCAGATGAATTCATCTCCATTCTTAAATAGCAAACCAACGCTCGCAAAGTCTCGGATGCTCGCATAGTCAAAGCCAGCCACACATGACCGACCCTTCAAGTCGATACCAGGCGAACGTAAACAAGCAACTAGCTTTTCTCGAGAAGTCACATCTTTCTCAAGGTCCGCTTCAGGAAGGTTCATCCGTTTTGTCATAAACTCCTGACGTCCAGATGGCTCCAACTCAAGGTCATCATAGTCAGCCTTGGTTCTAGCAAGCAACCTCTTAGCGTAAGGAGTGCTTTCATCCAACATCGGATTTGCTTTCGACCAGTTTTTCATGTCGTCCACTTCATCCGCATTGTCAAGCTTGCAGATGAAAGGGAAAAGCCTGAAATCGTCAACCTCTCCATTCAAGATTTGCATAGACTTCTCTATTAGCTTGTCGTAAAATCCCTCACGCACATACCCATTCGTACCGTTGTAGAAAGTCCGAGCATGAGCGATTTTCCCAAGACCAGACCGTTGAACCTTCACGGCCTTATCATCTTCAAACTGGTGAATCTCATCAAACTCAAGACAGCCATCACGAGCAGAGTCCATAGTCTTCGGATTGTTCGTCCGAAAAGAAAAGACCGAGTTATTCGCTCGACCTGTGATAGACATTTTAGTTAGATAGAAATGGTCCTCAAGACCACGCCTTTGGATAGTCTCATAAACCTCCTCAAAGGAAACCTTACCCTGTTTCTCAGAGTTTGCAGTGATAGTCACATCATAATCTCTGATAGGGTAGATAGGACTGATAAAGAACGAGGACCTGGCAGACATAAAACCATTCTTACCACCCCCACGAGCCAAAGTATATAGATACTCGTCAAAGTGTGGCTCCCCGTCCTCTTTCCTAAAAAGAAAAATGAACGGGGTCAAGAAAAGCTGGTATTTAGCTAGAGGAAAAAAGTTCTTTTCCGTAAACCGAATGAATTTCTCAATCAGATCATTATCAAAATATAAATCATCGCGAGGATAGATTTTCTCTTTGATGATTTTAAACAGCAACTTTCTTTCTTCGTTGACGACGATTTCTCCACTCTCGGCCATTTTGATGTAGTCATCAATCAACGGATGAGAAATCATAACAGATCACTTCCAGACGTCGGTTTCTCAACAGGAGAATTTTCAACCTCGAAATCAAACGAGCGCTCAATCGCCAAAAGTTGATTGCTGGTTGTGTTAATTTCCTTGATGAGAGAATTCGCTTTTTGGAATCTCTGTTGCCCGTTGTGAACAGTGATGACCAATCCGTCTTCATGAAGTTTGGTTTTCAGTTCATAGAGTAGCCTGACGAGATAAAGATAACGATTCACTTTTTCGTACTGGATCGCATCCTTTTTTCTAGGACTAAAATAGCTGATTTTAGAAAGTAGCTGATTTTCTAATTCTTTTATATTTTTTTCTGAGTATTCTTCCATTACCCCCACCCCTTTTAATTTTTCGTTAAAAATTTGGACAGTTGACCCCTCCCACCGGTTCCCAAAACCTTAAAAATACTGGATTTTTTTGACCGGGGGGTGTTATCATCCCCAAAATTCGTCTGTTCTGAAATTTTTCTCAATCATTTTTTTAGATTTTCGAAATTGGAACCGACCGTGACGTTTATTGTGACATTCTTTGCATAGAGTTCTAAGATTGTCTAAGTCAAGAGCGAACTCTGGATAGAACTCTAGCTCCTTGATGTGGTCAACCTCTAGGTTCTCGGTTGTAACCTTACCTTCTTCTCTGCACCAAACACATTCGTAGTGATCACGTTCGAGTGCAAGCTTACGAAGTCCTCTCCATTCACCAGAATTATAAAACTCTGTTCGGTCTTCTCTAGTTGCAACTTCTATTTTCAAAAGACTACCCTCTTGATTTCCAAAAGAGTTTAGCAAAATCGTCAGAACTAATTAAGGTTTGATTAGCTGCTTTTTGGAATCGCACAATTGATTCTTTAGTTTGAGAATCAAGAAAATATTCTTTGTTATCTCTGCTTCGTATCTTGTAAATCAATTCTTTTATTAAACCTAACATACTTTTGTAAACCTCTCTAATTTTGCTCTCTCAATTCCTTGTTTTACATATTCTAGTGAATTCGCTACATGAGTTTTAATTCAGATTTATCAAGCGTTTATCTTGCAAGTGCGAAATGAAATCATCATAACCTCAAAACAATGAATTGATAGTAAAATAAAAAAATTAAAAGCCCTGAAACTTCGTCATGGCTCGGTCTTGTGAATCTTGGTTTTTGCCTATGTATCTCAGTGAAATACTCTGGCTTGAGTGGTTCAGTAGGTCCATTATCAGAGCGACATCCTTGGTTTGTTCGTACATGAATAAGCCAAAGGTCTTCCTCATCGAGTGAGTAGCTATGTTTTCTAGACCGACTTCTTCAGCAGCTTTCTTTATGATCTTGTAAGCTGTGTTAGGTTTTATATGCTGATGCTTTCCGTTTCGGCTTGGAAAGAGGAAGTCTTCATCTTTCTTATCTTTGATGTACTGTCTCATAGCATTCTTGAATTTCTTTGGCATCTTTCGTTTGGTTGGCTTATCTGTCTTTTCATCGACGATCTGGACATGCCAACCTTTAACGTGCTTTACCTTCAGTTTAACGATATCGCCAATACGAAATCCCAAATTAACACCAGAAAGGAAGAGCATGAGGTTTCGTTGTCTATCTGACTCTTTGACTGCACTATGCAACGTCAGCCATTCAATCATAAGCTGAACATCATCTCTATTCCTGATTGGTTCAACAACTACCACATATCTTCACCTCCTTTTTAATGCACAAAAATAGCAGAGATTTCCTCTCTGCTATTCTTCACGATACTAATTTACCACATTCTTTTTGTCAATTCTATATGTTTTTTTGACAACTTTACATAAAAAGCAAATTAGAAAGTGTATCGAGAATCACTTCACGTCTTCTGTAAATCTGCTTGCTGTGTCTATACAAGTACCCAGTTTCTCCGTTCTCCATGATGTGCCAAACTTGAACCCAGTCGTATCCAGTATGTTCCCCCCAGCGAAGATAAAAGATTTTTTTGTCATCTGGTTCTAGATTCTCCAGTAATTGGGAAATAGCGTTTTGGAGATTTTCTAATCTTAAAATCATAGGATCGCTTGCATAAGCAACCGCTAGATTCTCCGACCTGTTGACGAATGTTCCACTGCCACTTGCTCCAGTATCATCAATTCCAGGAACAGTAAGATGCTTAACTTCGTACAAACGTTCTAGCTCATGCCTACGTTGGCCAATAAGTTTGTCAATCTTTAAATATTTATCATCGAGTTCAAACTCGAGATAATCCCTTCGTGCTTTTGTTAAGTTCTTTTTGACCAAACCTTACCTCCCATGTATCTTTTGGATTTAACCCATTTGATAATTTTGCCATCGTTATTGTTATTGTGATAATCTGGCAGTCTTGCTGTTGGACTTTCTTTATAGACCACTTTTTCGACTACCTGGATTGCAGGCATCGTTTCATCATCTATCCACCCAACTAACCATGCAGGGTTTACATCATAGGTTTTAGCAATCATTTCAATTTGCTTAATAGATGGATATCCACCTCGCTCATACAAGTGAATTGTATTTTGTGAAACACCTGTCTCTTTTGCCATCTGTACTACAGAGAGACACAGGTCCTCTCTAAGTTCTTTCAATCTTAGCTGCATCTTTCAAATCTCCTTGCGTATTTCAAATAATCTTGCCATCAAAGACTAAAGTAATCGTACCTGTCCCATCTTGATGTTTAGATACTAACGCTTGACAATCTGAACCGAGCTCGATTCCTTCAATCGTGATGCTTCGTTTCATGTTGTTAACGTTGACGATTGCGCCATTCGATGTTTTAATTCTCATTCTCCACCTCTAGAAGTTCTTGATTTTCGTAGATGTTCCCAATGACTTTGTAATAATGCGGTAGGAATCTCTTTGCGATGTCAATCCGATAGGTGCGACTTAGACCATCGCCGTACCAACGACCTTTGTCTTTGTCATATTTGACAATAAAGGTATATTCTGTTTGTATCTGATGATGTAAGATATCACCTTCAAAAACTTCTGTACCTTCCTTATCAACTAATCCTGTTGATTGCATGAGTTCGATT